GAAGATTGATTTCAAGCCGGTCGCTATCAAATCGCACCGGCACGTCGAAAGCGTAACCCGCCGTTATGATCGCGCCTGCCGCAGGTGTTTTCCCGAGCGCGAAAGTCACGATACCCTTCGCACCATCGACATCGAAATCAACGCCTTCGCTCTTCTCCGTGCCGTCGACGGCCACGACGACGCTCCCTGCAACAGGCTTGGTGATCGACCGGCGCCACGGCGCAAACGTGCTTCCGTACGTTTTTAAGAGCTGGAATGCGCGCCCCAAACCGTCACCCAGACCAATCCTTTGATCGAGCGCGGAAGGTGTGCCCTCCGGCAGGCACGATTTCCAATCGCTGGCATCGCGCCACCTGAAGCCATGAAACCGTCCACGCCGTTCCTCGAAGAACGCGATCACGGCATGCAGATCATCAACCGATTTGACGCCATAACCGGCATTGTAGCTCCGCCGTGAATCCGCCCACCGTGAATTGCGTTCCTCGTGTCCTGAACCGAGCACGACGATATCGGTGCGCCGCTCCGGCCCGCCCTGCGATTGTCGCGATATGTCGGTGGGAAAGCGCACATCGTGAAAGCTCATCGCATCACCTCGCATCCCATTGCCATTTTTCCATCATCACAGGTTGCGTTGACCGAAAGAGACAGCCCGCGCCAGCATGGCCGCGACCTGGCTCTCCGATCGGCGAAAACCATCGACGTCGGGGGTAGAGATATTGACTGTCACATTGATGCCGCTGCCACTGGCGCCTTGCGCGACAACACCCAGACGCCCGTCGCTACCGCGCGCCAGTGGCATGATTGCTTCGGCACCGCGTTCACCCGCAACACCTGTTCGTCCCTGACCAAGCGGGAAAGCAATCGGCGACTGGATGACACCGCCGCTTGCAAACGGCACCGGCAAGCCATTTTGGAACGCGCCACCTTTGGCAAAGCCGACCGAGCCATTGAACAACCCGGAGAGCAGATTTCCGATGCCCGATTCCAAAGGACGCAAGGCAGCTTTCAGCACCAGGTTGGAAAGACTGAGCGCCAGCGACTTGAGGACATCACCAAAGTTCTTGCCGCGGATCGCAAGCCCCTGGAATGCGTTCGACAGCACGGATCCAAAGCGCCGCCCCATGTACTCCGCATCACTAAGGCCACGTCGCAGCGGCGTCGTATCGGCGCTAACGCGGACCACCCAGTCCTCGCCCTGGTCGCTGAGCTCGTTCATTGCGCACCGTCTCCATCAGGAAATCTCATCATTAAATCCGCAAGATTGCCGCGCGTCGGTGGCCCATCGCTGCCTCCAGGCCCAAACAGACCGCGCAACGCTGCCTCCAACTCCCGCACCGTCATCGCCCAGAATACTTTTGGATCAAGCCGCAGAACTCCAAGCCCCACCGCCATCACCTCGTCCCAGGGAAAGGGCGCTCCACGGCGTCCTCGGCGCGTGAACGTGTTGCAGCAACATCGCCCACCTGAGCTGCCCGCTCATCACCGGCAAAAGTTGCCCCCAGCAGCCGCGCCACGATATCGATGAAGCCTGCAAGTCCACCTTCCGCCTGCATTCGCCCAACATCCCCATCACTGATTTCGTGGCCAGCACCTCTCAAGCCGGCGCCGACGATACGACACGCATCCTTGGCGGATATGCGTCCGCTCTCGAAACGCGTTGCCAAGGCCAGCATGTCGTCTTCGCCAAATGCACTCTCCAGTTCGGCGAGGGCGCCGAGCGTCAGGCACAACCGATAGGCGCGCCCGTCCAGCACCGCATCGATCTCGCCACGCCGATGGTTTGCCATCACTTCCGCTCCCTTAGTTCGCTGCGAATGTGAGCTCACCTGCACTTTCGAGCGTCATTTCGAAAGTGACCTCGCCATCGTGCCGCCCTGTCAGATCGAGCGAGGTCACTTGCATGACACCCGTTACAGTACCGAAGTCGGGAACGACGATTTGCCAGGCACGAATGACCCCATCAAAAAACAGCCCGCGCACAATCTCGTCGGAAGCTGCATCCTTGAAGATACCGGCCCCTGTGACGCGCGCTGATTTCACACCTGCGCCTTGCAGAAGTTCACGCCAATGTCCCGCTGATTCAGAATGCGTGACATCAACGGTCTCCGCATTGAAAGCCAGCGATCGCGACCGCAACCCTGCAACGGTCACGAACGTTCCCAGTCCATCGCTATCGACCTTCAACAGGAGGTCTTTGCCCTTTTGCGCTGCCATCCCTCGTCAACTCCTTGCACCTGCGGCCTTTACAAAAAAGCCAATTCGACTTTGTCGGTCCCATGAGGGCCACCTCGCACCATTGCAATCTGGTCGCATGCGGCGCGAAGCAGCCCCCTGTTCACTGCGGTTCTGTTGTTGCGCGATAGCGCACAGTCCCGCGATAGGTCTCACCATCAGGGTCACGTCGCGCATCGGAGTTCTCGTGGCGCAGATTGACGAGGATGAAACCGCTCATCACCAGCGGCTGATCGTGCAGCGCGGTCTCGATCGCATCGATCATCTCATGAACCTGCCGGCGTCCTGCCGCGCGCGACCACACGTGCAGCGTAACGATGTGCTCGTGCCCTTTGTCTGTACCTGTCGACCAGTCGCGCACCACACTTTGCCCGAATGTGACGTAGGGAAATTCCGTTCTTTGCGGCGTATTATCGTAGATCTTCGCGCCACCCAGCAGCGCCACAAGCGGCGCGTCGTTGCGCAGCTTTTGATAGATCGCCTTTTGCAATTCCAAACCCGGGCTCGACATCAAACACCTCGTTGTGACAGTCAGTTCGACCGGGATGGCTGTGTATCGGCTTGCGCTGCCAGGCCTGCAGGATCACTGCCTCCTGCCATCTGAGCAGACGCTTCTTCGGCAGAACGCCGCCACGCCTCATCAGCAAGGCGCTGGCGCACACGTTGTTCGATTCCCTCAACAAGGCGCTGCGCTCCACGTTGTCCGCCTTGCACAATTTGCACGTCAACTTTCAAAGATCGCGCTCCTCTGCCAGACATTTCAGGTATCGCCGCCGTTCATCCACATCGATCACCGCCCGCACCTCGAACACCCGGCTTCCAAAACGAAATCGCATGTCGGGCTTGACGCCGGGCCGATAGCGAACCCAGATCTCGTGCGACACGCGGCCTGCGATTTGGTCCGAAGCATCGCCTTCCTGTCCGCTCAACGGGCGCAGTGCCGCCCAGAGTTCCTCGACCAGCTCCCAGGTCTCCTGCGCACCACCGCTGCCGTCGTCTTGGCGCACAACCTGCTCCAGCACGAGGCGGTGACGAAGGTCACCAATGCGCAAATCCATCACAACCGCACCGCACGATAGGGATTGAGAAGTCGCGACACCGCCTGCGGCACCGCGGTTGACGGCGTTCCAATCTCGATGGGATCGCGGTGCTCGTACCAATGTGCCACCAGCAGCAACAGCGCCTGACGGACAGGTTCTGGCACGTCGTTGGCGCTGGCTCCAAAGCCCGCTGAGATGTCAATTTCAATGCCGGCCGTCTTGCGTGCTGGAACCGGCCAGGATCCCTTTTTTCTGTAGAGTCGGGCAGGCCGCCCACTTGCGTCGACGTCGTACTCACCACCATCGAGCGTGACCATCAATCCATTGGGATCGCTCACGCGCACCGCGCTCACCAGTTGCACCGGCGCAATCGGCAGATGGACCAAGCCATCGGCGGGCCACGCATCAAGAACGAGGCTCCAACTTTGCGTGATCAACGCCAGCCCGAGCGCCGTCTCGATATGCAAGCGCGAGGTCAGCAGCAGACTTTGCAAAAGGACATCTTCGTTCATGCCATCAAGACGCAGATGCGCCTTGATTTCGTCGATCGATAGCGGTTCGGCTCCCGGCCCACTCAGTTGCACCAGTCCCATCGCGCGACACCTCCAACCCACCGATCTGCATTTCACTTGCTCATAATAAGAAGCGAGGCCGCCCCGGGGATAAGACAGCCTCGCAGTTTCCGCACAATCTGGAGGAAAAATTGCGCGGGTTCGCGGCTCAGCGCGCGTCCCATTCGCCAGCAGGAAAAAGCGCGCACCAAGACATCACAACCTCAAGCGCCGAACTTCAGCAGCTTGATTGCATCGAAGTCCTGCACACCACCGCCGACACGCTTGGTCGTATAGAACAGCACGTAGGGCTTGGCCGAGTATGGATCGCGCAGCACGCGGATACCGACACGATCAACAATCAGATAGCCGCGCCGGAAATCACCGAACGCAATCGACAGACTGTCCGCACCGATGTCGGGCATGTCTTCGGCTTCGGTCACGGGAAAGCCCATCAACGTCGGCGCCTGGCCGGGCTCGGGAGATGGCTGCCACAGATACGTTCCATCACCATCCTTCAGCTTGCGCACCTGCGCCTGCGTCGAGCGGTTCATGACGAACTGTGCGTTGGCCCGATAGCTGGCCTTGACCGCATAGGCGAGGTCGATCAGCACATCGCCGGCAGCGCTCGCGGGAAACGCCCCGCTCACACCTGTTGCGATCGTACCGATATTGCCCCACAACCAGCTGGCATTGGCAATCGTCGGATAGGTGAGGAAACCTTTGGGTTTGTTGACGCCATCACCGGTGATGAATGCCGTGCCTTCCTGTTCAGCAAACGCGATCCGCACCTCTTCGGCAAGCCACTCATCGATGTTGACGGCGCTATCGTCGAGCAGGCTCGCCGTTGCCGCCGGCATCGCATAAAGCTCCATCGTCGGGAAGGAGAGTTCCGAAAGCGTCGGTGTTGCCGTTTGCGCCCGTGCTGCGGTCTCGCCAACCCAGCCGGTATCGAGGCCGGAGATGGCGAACGGCCGCTTGTAGACGGAGGCCGAAACCTGCCGCACACCTGCGATGGCACGGATCGGAGAAATATCCTTGAGCACCCGGTTGATCGTCGTCTCGGTCTCGTCGGGCACAAGATAACCACCGTCGGGGTCGGACCCCACCGACAACGCTTTGCCTTCGAGTGCTTTCAACTGGCCGGCCTCACCGCCACGCACATAGGCATCGAATGCCGACTTATGCTGCAACGATGCCGCCGAGGAACGCTGAGCAACCCCGCCTAACGGCAGACGCTGCTGCTTCACGGCAAACTGATCGAGCACCTTGTCGATGCGCTGCATCTTTTCATTGGTCAGCACATCGGCTGAAGAACGCTTCTCAAGCTCATCGAGTCGCCCTTCATTGGTCTCCTTGTATTCCTCGAAGGCCCGCATGAATTCATCAAACGCGGTGGCAACGTCGCCACCCGCCGACTTTGTCTCGAAATTCGTCGTGTCGGTCATCTGGATTCGCCTTGTCTCGTAGTTGTTCATTCACAAGCTCCCGGTGATCCGCCGCGCCGCATCCCGCATACGCTCGGCCAACCGTTGCGCCTCACATCCCCCAAGGCTCGCTTCCCGCAAAGCCTGGAAACCTTTCAACCCATCGCGCATCAGCGCGCGCGCTTCCGATCGCGTCATCCCCGCATCCCGCGTCAGCCAGCGCTCGAAACTGCGCGCTGTTGGAACACCTCCTGCAAAGGGCTGCGCCTTGAAGCCTGACACGCGCG